AATCATCACCACAAATCTTGACATCGGATGTATGAGTGTGCTTGAGAGCTACGCTGGCGCAGAAGGCTTGAATGGTACAAAGGATGGCCCACGTGCCCCCAAGGCCCATGTGGGCCCCTCGCCTTGTCTGTACGTCTTGTTTGTTGATCGTTAGTGTATGCCCGCCAAAAGCGCGGCGTGCAACCTCTGTGAACTCCCTTGGCCATCGTTGCGCGCGACCAATTTCGGACATAATACACCCTGAAACGTCATGCGGTATATAGTCACTCGCTGCAGATAAATCTCCACTGTAAACACTCGCTAACTTGTTAGCAGTGTGTAAGGTGAACGGTTTATCTTGTAGCGCGTCACGTGTATACCCTTTTCGTTTAAGGTGTTTCATTAGCCCGATATTGATTGCTCGCGTCGCATGCCCAAGGGTGGCTGGATGCAACGACGCAACCCTGATTTTTCCACCTTTCTCTTTTAGTGCAACAGTTTTGATACGTGGCGGAGCAATCATCTCGGATTCAAGCCTCACGGCCCACAATCCAAGTGATTCCTCTGTTACGCTACCCAAACTGTTGGCACGTTGAAGAGCAAGGCGGACATTCAGTTTTGCGTCCTGCTTAGCCTGTGCTTCTTTCCCGCGGAGAATAGGCCACTGAAGTGTGGGGTCGCCGAACTTCTTATCATATCCCTTTTCTTCCTCCTGGTTTACCAGGTGGTCAAGAAAGGATTTGACGAGTTGTTTGGCGGCCCCGCCCTTTTCTGTGGTCCGTTCAATGCAGGATTTTTGCGCAGGCACCGGCCATTCAGAGGTGCTTGTATATGGAGGGAGGTTACTATTTGATGCCCAGAAGCCTTCGGAGAAGACAGACAAAGCGAGCAAGAGAGACGTTCTCTCTTTAGAGGGTAGTGGGGGGGCGCTGCGCCACCTCTTCACTGCCTTTGCTTGTGCTAAGTCCATCTTCTTCTTAGACATCCGGATGTCAATCGCCCTGGCGGCTGTAGAGGCACACATGAGTCGGAGACTGCTGACTCCCCGAGACGCGTTGAGAGGAGCCTCCCATCTGGTATCGATAAGTTTTATCGATCCAATCCAGATGGGGGTCTTCTTTCCGCGTTCGGGGATACATGCTTTCTGCCGCCAAACGTGTGCCGCTTCTTTCAGTGGGTACAACCCATTGAATTTTACAGCCGCCAGGGTCGCCAGGTATCGACGGATGTATTGCAGGCCTGCTCGTTTGTTCATTTTCATGAACGACGCGCAGCCTGTT